ATGTAGTATGGAAGAACCCTGAAATGTTATTTAAGTTCTTACCAAGAGAGTTAATTAAAAATAAAAACGAAGTAGAACTATCAATAACTTTAGTTAATGGTAGTGTTATACAATTAAAAGGAGCAGATAACCCAGATAGTCTTAGAGGAAATAGACCACGATATGTAGTAATGGATGAGTATGGTGATATGAAAGAAGATGTCTGGGATTTAGTTTTAAGACCAGTAATGACAACCCAAGAGGAGGGTGAAGTATTATTTATTGGCACACCTAAAGGAAGAAACCATTTCTATAAGATATTTAACTTTGGAATGGATAACAGGGGTAAATGGCAAAGCTGGATAATGAAAGCTAGCGATAGTGGTATAGTGCCTAAGGAGGCTTTAGAAGAAGCAAGGTCAGAAATGCCCGAGAGTGCTTACTTACAGGAGTTTGAATGCGACTTCTTAGAAGATGCTAGTGCAGTATTTAAAAACATAGATGAGTGTATATCAGTAGAGGAATATAATAGACCTCATCCTCAACACACTTATAAGCAAGGAGTAGATTTAGCAAAGTATGCAGATTGGACAGTAATAACTCTCTTTAACTTAAATACCTTTTGCGTGGAAAAGATAGAACGATTTAATAAAATAGACTGGAGCTTACAAGAAGCAAAGATTGAAGCCAGTTATAGGAGATATTGGAATGCTAGAACCACAATAGATAGCACAGGAGTAGGAGACCCTATATATGAAAACTTATCTAAGAGAGGAGTAATGGTAGAGCCTTTTGTCTTTACCCAAAAGAGTAGAGAGGATTTGATAAATAATTTAATGATACTCTTAGAACAAGGTAAGATAAGAATACCTAACTATGCTCCCTTAATAGAAGAATTGAAATCATTTAGATATGACTTAAAAGTATTACCTGGAGGAAGGACTAGAATATATATGGGAGTTCCTGAGGGATTACACGATGATACAGTAATGAGCCTAGCTTTAGCAGTTTGGGATATACCAGCCAAACCATATAATACTGATAAGGCTTATGAGATATTTAATTTTAAACAAAAGAAAACTAACAAAATAAGTTTGGAGTAATGAACGACGACAAATACAGAGATAATATAAGACTATGGTATGAGCCAGTTGATATGCCTGGAGGTTATACATTTTCTTATCCTGAAACTCTAAAAAAGATTAATGCTTACTATAACTCTCGCTTTCTAAGTGGTGATTATGATGACCAAGGGCAAAAGAAAATCTTTTATAATGTAGTTAAGCCTAGTTGTGATGTAGCAACTAAGTTTATTGATTTAGATACAAAGCATATTATATTTACACCTGAAAAGGATGGACAAGACTATTCTTTACTACTGATGCAAAAGAAGTTTAAGAAATGGATTAAAGATACAGAGTTTGCCACCTTTTTAAATGAGTGTGGTAAGAAGCTACCTAAGTTTGGTCATATAGTAGCTAAGAAAGGCAAAGAAGGCTGGAAGCTAGTAAATCTAATGAACCTAAGGTTTGACCCTAGTGTTAGTTGGTTAGAAGAAAGCAACTTTGTCTATGAGATACACTCAATGACTAGAGATGAGATATTAGAGATGAATTGGAATGGTGATGATATTAGTCTTATAGAAGACCAACCAGATAATAGGGAATTTGTAGTATATGAGTGCTACCATAAAAACGGTAAGAAATGGGATAGATATTTTAAAACAGGACTATTTAAACTAAAACAAGAGAATGGTGCTATTGAAACACCAGAGAGTATGTATGTAGACAAAGACCAAGATAAATGGTTGCCTAGTCTAACACTACACGAAGACCAAAATGATTTACCTTATAGGGAGTGTAAGTTTGATGAAGTAGAAGGCAGACACTTAGGTCTAGGCTTTGTTGAAATGTTATTTGACCCACAGATTAGAATAAATGAAATACAATACTTAAAAGCTAAAGCATTATACTTAAAGGCCTTACAAGTATTCTATTCAAGAGATGAGAATGTAGGAGATAACTTAATAACTGATGTAGATTTCGGTGATATTAAACACACCACAGGAGAGATTGCTCAAGTCCAAAGAGATAATGTAGATTTATCAGCTTATAACCAAGAGGAGAATAGGTGGGATATGGCAGTAACTAACCTAACTCACAAAACAGATATTGCTATGGGTGATAGGTTACCAAGTCAAACACCACTAGGCTTAGGAGAATTACAAGCTGGTCTAACTGTTTCTTTCTTTAACCTTAAGAGGGAAGACTTTGGCTTATTTATTAAAAGGATATTATTTGATGATATTCTACCAGAGTTTAAAAAGAAGAATAAAGACAGCCATATTCTATTCGTTCCTAAGAGTGAAGATGAATACGAGGTATTACTACAAGAAGCAATAGAGAGTAGCTTAACAGAAATAGTTAATAAGTCAGTTAATAAAGGTTATATCCCTTCATATAATGAATTACAAGAACTTAGAGGTAGAATAGAGGAAAGATTACGCAGGAAGACTAACCTAGAGTTTAAGATAAATAAAGGCTTTTATGATGATTTAAAGGGTAACATTGACATAGTAATTACTGATGAGAATATTGATATGCAATCTAAGCAGAGTATGTATCAATTTATTATCTCAACTATTGCTACTAACCCACAGATATTGATGACACCAGCTACAAGAAACATATTCTTTAAGATGATTAGTTTAACAGGACAAAGCCCAGCAGAATTAGGCTTATTAAAACAATTAGCAGATAGTCCTCAAATGGCTCAACAGATGGGACAGATGGGACAGATGGGACAGATGGGACAAGGACAACCAGTCCAAGCTCCACCAACCCAAAGACAGTCTGCTACTGTTAATCAACCTGAAGTATGATAAACAAAAAGAGTGATATTAAATTATTTGAAGACTTACGTAAGAGTGATTTAGGTAAGGAATTAGGAGAATATTTAGAACGCTTAAACAGCCACTTATGTGATATAAGAAACTGGGAAGGCTATACCTTTGATGAGATAAAAGCCTTAGAGAAAGCTAGTAAAGTAATTGAAATACATTTAGCAGATAAATTAAAATATAAAAACGACAAAAAGGGGAAATTACCCCAATTTGAATAATTAAGTTTGCATAGAAACATAACACTATGAGTGAAGAAAAAAAGGTGACTGACGACCAAGACTTGTCAGAAGAGGAAAAGGTTGATGCCTCACAAGAAGAAGACCAGACATCCGAAGAGAAATCTGAAGAAGATGTAGAGGCTCTTAGACAAGCCAAGAAGGAGCTGACTATTCGTGCTAAGAAAGCCGAAGAGAAGCTCAAAACTCTAAAATCATCATCAGATGATAAAGAAGATAAGAAACCGAAGGAAGAAACCTCAGAAATTGATGATATTTTAGACCTTCAAGCTAAAGGTTATTCACCAGCAGAGATTAAGACTATTAAGACTTATTCTAAGCGTATGGATTTATCTTTTGGCGAAGTGCTACAAGACCCTTACATTAAGTCAGGTATTGAAGCAGAGAGGTCTAGAACACAGACACAAGAGGCAACCCCTTCCCCTTCTAGTAAAGTTTATTCTGTGGGGGATACTAAGAAATCATTTAGAGAAATGAATAAAGATGAGGCTAAAGATGCCTTTAATAAGTTGAACCTTTCAAAGAAACTGAAATAGAAGATAACATATAAACTCGTATGGCAGTAACAACTGACCCATTCACTTCGACAGAGCTGGATGCGGTAATCCCTAGATTTTGGGGATGTAAAATTTACTCTTATTGTCTTGGAACCCTAATAGGGCGACAGGGGCGAAGCGTATGTCTATAATGTCAAAAACAACTGCCTGTTATCTAGCTGGATTTTTCGATGGAGAAGCATATTTCGGTTTAATGAAAACAAAAAAGGGAAACAAAAAAGAGTGGCACTCTAAAAGAGACTATTATTATTTACCAGTAATTAAAGTTGCTAGTGTTGATAAGGAAATAATTATTTGGTTAAAGGATAGCTTTGGTGGAACAATGGAAACAAGAGTTTTCAAAAATAAAAACCAAAAAACAGCTTATACTTGGTCTTTAAGAGGAACAAAACAAGCCGAGAAGATTATAAGAAAAGTTTATCCCTTTTTACGAATTAAACAAAAACCAGCAGAAGTTTTATTGAAATTCTTTAAAACAATTAGTTATGGGAAACCTATTAAAACTTTTGTAAATGAAGAAAGAGACAACCTCTATAAAGAAATACGCAAATTAAACTTTAGAGGTAAAGACATATTGCACGCTGAGAGACTGAGCGAGTAAAACCGAAAGGTAGGCGACAGTCCGACACTCTTGGTAACAAGAGAGAACTAGATGGAAATTTGGGCACCCTTAATGGAGAAAGCATTTTTCGCAAAGACAGTTTTCGCAAACTTCTTTCGTGATTTGAGCCCATATATGGCAGCAGGTGGTGATAAAGTTCACATCCCTGGTGTATATACCAATGACCATACAGTGCAAACACAATCTACTCAAGGTGCTGAAGTTACCACCGAGGGCGAAACTATGGATGACGACACATTAGATGTTGACACTCATAAGTATATCGCTTTCGTAATTGGTGATAAAGACCTTCAACAGATTGCTGCACAGTATGACGTTAATATGGCGTATGCAGAAAAGAATGGTAATCAATTAGCTGATGCTTTAGAAGATAGTATTGCAGCATTATGGTCATCTTTGACTACTAATACTCAAGGCGACACTTCTGATGTATTGACTGATTATGATATCCGTTATGCAATGGAGAAACTTGATTCACTAAATGTCCCTATGGACGAAACAGGATGGTTTGTTCATCCTTTCACTTGGTGGATGCAAGTATATGGTATTTCAAAATACTACCCAGCAGATACAGCTTGTAACACTTCTAGTGTTGTAATCCAAGGTAACTTTGGTCCTATGGACAGAAGTCGTGGATTAATGGGAAGCCTTTATGGTAGACCAGTATATGTTTCATCTAATGTAGTTCAGGCTTTGTCCACTACAAGAAACATTTTTGCACATCGTAACGCTTTAGCTTTTGCTTTGCAGACTAAAGGTGGTGGCAAGATTAGAAGTCAGATGGAATATCAATTGAGAAACTTAGGTATGTTAACTGTAACTGATATTATCTATGGTGTCGCAGCAATGCGTGAAGCCGTAGGTGCAGCAGTAAACTGTAATCAGACCGCGGTTACTTCATAACCATATTGTTTAGCTCTCTTACTCTTTTTGGGAGAGCTAAACAAAAAGAGAGCAATATGGATAACGAAGCACAAAAAGCACAAAAACAAAATAGTATTGCCAGAGCAATGAGTAGGCAACCACAAACTACTTACTTTTTTAATATAAAAGGTAATCCTGTAGCTATGGAAGCAAATGAGGCTTGGCAGTATTATCGTAAACATAAATCATCTTATATAGGCAGAACAGACGCTACTAAATATAATGAAGATAGTAAAAAGCTAAGGGCTAGAGTAACTCAAGCTAAACAGCAAGAACCAGAGAGAAAAGAAGAGATAGACTTAAACTTTAGAGCAGGTTTAAAGAAGATATTTGAGTGGGAAGTAGAAAGAGCTAAGCAAGATAGAACCCCACCACCTAATAAGGATTGTATTTATGACACAACAGGTCAAAAAATAAGTCATTTATTAAGATAATATGGAAATATCAGAGTTTTTAAGAAGGTGTGAAGCAGAAGCACCTGAACATTTTAAAAGAGTTGTTAAAACAACTAAAACTAATGGTGGCGATATCAAGGGTTTTACTAAAGAAGCTGTTAATCAAGGTAAAATGACCAAAGAACAAGCCTATGAATTACAGAAAATGCAAGCAGAGGGTAAGTTAGACCAAGAAAACAAGGAAACTGATGAGGAAATAAGCCAAGAAATGAAAGATTATATAGACCAGAGAGTAAATCAAGCTATCAAAGACGGCACTTTAGATGCTCCAGATGTAGAACAATATAAAAGACTTAGCAATAAGTGGAAATAAATGAAGTTTGTAGGTTATTTAGTAGTTGGACCAAACGAAAAAAGGCTCTCAGAAGCCCTGAGAGATATTGACTGGTGTGATACTACCTGTGTGTGCCTAAACAACGCTGACGAGGCTTCTGTAGCCTTGTGCGAGTCGTTAGGAGTTAAGATATACCACGATAACCGAGAATGGGGTAAAGAACAGTGGAAAATCAAACAAGAGTTCTTTAATAGACTAGTAAATGAAGGAATTGTCAAGGCAGGCGACTGGATTATAGCCAAAGATGCTGATGAGATATTTGATAACCTAGATAGAGCTAAAGCAGAGGAGTTAGCTAAGAAAGGTGGAGCTGGATACTATGTTTATATAGTAAATCTATATAATGAAGGCTACTCTAAAGAACAGAGCTTTTGGAATGTTAGAATGTGGCAATACCAACCTAGTTGGAATAATACTTGGACTAAACGCAATTTACATTGTGGCTTAGCACCAACCCATATATATAGGTGGGCAAACTTTGCCCCAATTATATTATGGCATTATGGACTAAAAGATAAGGAAGATAGAGATAGGAAAGTAGCTAGATATAAGAAATATGACCCACAGAATAAGTGGATGAGAATGAATGATAGCTATTATAAGTTTTTAGCATCAGATGCACCAGTAACAGAATTAGACAACGACCTTTTAAATAGGGTAGAAAACTTTGCTAATAAAACAAACCATAAATTAGTTAAAGAACGCAATATGAATAAAGAAAAAATCCACTATGTAAGACGACACTGGGACGGCTCACTTATACCAGTGCCAGAACATCAATTAGCAGAGCATCTAAAAAGAAAACAAGGTGGTGAGAAGATGTTTGAATATGTTGGTGAAGTAGAAGCTAGTAGTGGTGTAGAAGCACCAGTAGAAGCACCAGTAGAAACACCGATAGAACCTGTAAAAAAAAAGCATACTACATCGGAAGATTTGACAAAGTCTATGACGAAGAAGGAAATGCCAAAGGACTTGAAGACAACGGCTGGACAGTTATCAGAGGAAAAGAAAGAGATAACCTCAACCAAACCTTCATACAAGAAATCAAAGAAGAAAGACCAGAGGTTGTATTAATGGCACAATTAGTCATACCAGGAGATGGTTTTGACCTTTTAAAAAGAATAAAAGA